AGTCTGCTGGGCAGATAGTAAGGAGACTTATATCTACCGCTACAAAGGAACGACCTATTGCGAACAAGACCTAGAGAGAGCGCAACAAGAGGGGTGGCACAATGACTAAAGTGATTACCGCAGAACAAATTATGACGGCTCAATTTTGGACAAAGGTAGAGGGCGAGAGGGAGAAGGTGCGAACCTTTGCCCTAATTCCTGATGAGTTTGAGGGAGAGACGGAGAACCTGCCACTAGACGACCAAGTGTTTTATTGGTGCGACTCTAAGGAGTGGATCGCGCTTGGTGCTGGCGAAGTTTATGGTGACGCAGAAGTGCTGGCGTGTGCCTGTGATGAGTGCGAGTTCGAAAGAGAGGGAGAAAATGGCTAAAGAACCTTTCTGCCTATGCGCTTTCTGTAATTGTGACTATGACTTACAGGATTATGAGGCACACGAGATCATCTGTGGTGCGTGTGTATCCCAATGCTACGAAACGAGAGAGGCGCAGGTGCCTACCAATGCCTAAGTGTGGTGTATGTGGGTGGACATTCTCAGATCGAACGCTAATGAAGCACGCCGAAACCCCGTGTGGGGAGGAGAACGAGAAGGCAGGTATTTACCTGCCCGAAGTAGATGACCTAATAAAACAACTAGAAGAGGAGCAAGCAAATGGCTAAGTATGAACTAACAATGAGATTTACCTATGAGATAGAGACGGACGACATTGAACGGACAATGAACGAGTTTGAGTTCCCTACCTTCCCTGATCTTGAGGACGATGACAACAAGGTGAAGTTTATGGACAACATCAACGAATGGGTAGAAATCAAATGAACAAGGAATACTATCAAGCAAAGGCAGACCTATGCCGTGATCTTGCTATCAAGCAAATGACAGAGGGAGATAACAAGGAAGCGGGCGCTAACCTGATTCGTATGGTGAGAGCCTTGACAGAAATCAACCTAATCAACTACAAGGAGGAGAAGAACAATGGCTAAGTATCGTGTGAAGTATGTGTATGAACAATGGTATGACGTAGACATAGAGGCAGAGAGCGAGGAACAGGCGCTTGACATCTTCCACTCAGCAGACTTTCAGGGTGAACCCTACCTTGTGGGTGGAGAACTACAAGACTCAGTTCAGATCGAAGAGTTAGAGGAGGCAAGCGTATGAAGTGCGATACAAGTAAAGAGTGGTGCGAGAGATGCTCTGTTGAGAGTATCTGTTGCGAGGAGAAGTTATGTGATTTCTGTGTGGAAGTATCAGTATGAAACTAACTGAACAAGACTTTCAGAACCTATGGGATACCTCAATGGCGTGGGGAAGCGAGTGGCGAGCGCAAGACGGGAGGTTTGATCCACCTGTATCGTATGAGTGGAAGCAAGCCTATTGGTTTGAACTATCTTACGCTAACCTAGTAATGGCTAGAACTTTCCTAGAAAGTAAAGGGGAAGATTACGAAGTGTCCTCAGATGAGGCAGGCGGTTGGATACTGCTAACTAACTACGAATACAAAGGGGCTTTGGTATGAAACTCATCAACTTTTACGAGGTAATGGATCGCAAAGGTGATATTGCGTGGGGAGGGGCGAGCGTAACCGATGCGGTGGAGTGGTTTAGACGAGGCTTAGATAACTCTATCTTTGTATCGGTTTGGAATGAGGAAGATATTGAGGAACCTGTTCTCGTCACCGACAAGATAGAAGTCACCGCGCTGGTGCTGGCTACGATTACAAGCGAGAGGGAGAGAGGGCGATGATATTCTTAGGCGTAATACTGATGACCATAATTGCCTACCTGCTTATAGTGTGGGAGGATAAACTCAATGAACCTAGAGGCTAAACGTAGAATGAAAGAGAAAGATAAGGCATTAGAAAAGCGTATGAGGAACGCTGAGAGGCGAGCCGTATGGCTACGCAACTACCAGCGAGCAAGAGGGCGAGCGCTCACACGCCTTGCTCAGCAATACCCCGACCAATTCAAGGAAATCTTGGAAGAAGAAAGGCTATCTGATGAGGCTCAAGGAAAGGCGTGGTTGGATATTAGTGGCACTACCCGTGATGACGCTGGTATTTACCTATCTCCACATAGACAAGACAGTTCATATAGATCTGGGCAAACCAACGCAGATGAGCAGAACCAAAGCAACGTGGGAGCAGAAGAATGAGAACAGAGAATTGGCAAAGCAATACGCGTGGGTTGCGTTTGGTTGGAGAGGAAGAGAATGGCTCTGCCTCCACGATCTTTGGACCCGTGAAAGCAGGTTTGACCACTACGCACAAAACCCAAAGTCAAGCGCTTTCGGAATTGCTCAACTCCTTGGAGAGAGAAGTAGAAAGCCTTCACTCCAAATACTGCGAGGCTTACGTTACATTGACGAGCGTTATGGAACACCTTGTAAGGCTTACAGGTTTGCTCTTAGAAAAGGACACTACTAAGATAGAGAACTACTGACCCGTTCCTTATCCTTTCGCGTCAGTAGTATAGAAGCCCTTGCCTTTGAAAGATATGGCAGGGGCTTCATACTTTCTATTGACAGTTGAACCGCAACCTTTTGTAGGACAGTCATAATCCACCTCAATATCGTGGATAGATCTGATAATGAGGAGGACATTGCCGCAGGCAGGACATTCGTATTCGTATTTCACGGGACTAGTAACTCCACAGGTACACGCCACCCATTGATCTTCTCATCGTAGAAAGTATCTTCCATAAATTTATCCGCTTCAAACCAACCATAGACCTCAACTTGCGAGAAGTATTCTTCATCAAGGACTTTGGTTCCATAGATAATACGACCTACATCTTTGGTCCAGAACGGAATCGCGTTACGAGTTCTTACTGTACGCACCTCAAAGTTACCTACATCAGCGATCTCTTTACGCTGAGTATGATATTTATTGGGATACCAAGGGACATTCCAAGGTAGGTTGTATAACCTTGCGACTGCCCATTCAGAAACGTTGGCTCTGATATTGGCGTTGAGTTCTGGTTCAAGACTGCCAGACTTTTTACCTTCAGCATAGTTAGGGCGATCAACGCTACCGAACTTAGTAAGCCAGCGTTCAATTCCAAGAGTGGCACAGACACGCACCTCTTCTGGGGTAAGAGTGACTATTGCCAAGGGCTGTCGCCTCCTATATTGTTTTGTAGTTTGCGTAGTGCTTGGGTACATCTACGATCAGCAGTAGAGATAGCGCACTCTAAATACTCAGAGATAAGTTGGAGAGTAAGGTTATCGTGGTAGCGAAGGCGAAGTATTTCTTGGTCTTGCTTCTCTAGTTTCTCATAAGCCTTCTTGATATCTACCAGCATAGCAAGCAGGTTGCCACCTTCAGCAGGGGCAGAGGGCTTGCGTGGAGTACCATCATTGACAAGGATCTGACTCTGCTCTAAGGCAGTATCACTAATAACGCTCTTGATTACAAACGGCAGGAGTTGTGAGATAGTAACTGTGTCATAGTACGCCTCATCGTTGAGATGATAGCCAGATTTACTAGCCTTTTCTTTTCTAGCGTAACGCTCTAAGCATCTGCGTATCTGCCACGCTACTCGCTTCTCATTCCATTTACGCTGAACCTCATTCTCATCAGAGAGTAGTTCATTGAAGTTCTCAGCACGAGTCAGGACAAAAGCCCACGCCTCTTGGAGTAAGTCGCTTCGTTCTGTGTATGCTCTGAACCTGCGGTGGATAGTGGTGACAACGCTAGGAACTAGGTCATCTAAGCAGGGGTGTAGTTGATTAGTCACGATGCCTCGCTAAGTATTCTAACGCTTTGATAAGAGTGAGTAGATCATCACCCATCAAACCAATGGCGCGGTTATGGTTGGAACAAAGAAGACCACGTACCTTTCCTGTTTTGTGGTCGTGGTCAATATCTAAAGCGCGTTTCTCAGTAGGCTTCTTGCCACATACATAACAACCTCCACCTTGTTCTTTGAGTATGCGTTCATAATCAGGGACATCAATCCCATACATTCGTATTCGTGATATGCGTTGTTCTTGATAAGTTTTATTTCGGGTGCGTGGCATCGTA